TGGCTGTCCCAGCACTAAAGGAACGCTTCCTAATTTAATTTTCCAAAGATGAATTCCTCTATTGCCCCATTCCGCTAATAAAATATTTAATGAACGCCTCGCACTTTTTAATTGATAGCCCGTTCTCGCTCCACGTATGCTAGTTCTTTCATACGCCTCTTCGATTATTTCGTCAATCGAAGGATTAAAGGCTGTTGTTCCTGAAGTAGCCATTTATCCCCCTAGCCGTAGTAGAATGTTACATCTGCAATTGTAGTCAAAGAACAAGTAGGCTTAGTATGACATTTAATGCCTGTACCAGGTAAAGTAACATTGTATACAAAAGGTGCTGACGATCCATTTGGAGTCCCCCAAACACCTACAGATGTTCCATTATCTTCTATATCAATAGTACCGGCTCCTGCTGTACAATTTGCAGAAAATCCTAAAACTCTGGCAGGTCCTGCAAAAATTACTTGGTTAGCTAACGTACTTGTTATTCTTTTAGCTTTTATATCTACTGGATATGTACTCATAATTGTTATCTCCGTTTTTGTGAGCTCCCGAAGGAGCTCACGTTATTTTATTAGCTTAAGTTGTTATTTTGTATGTATAAAACAGTTGCTGTTGCGGCTCCTGTAGTGCCGTCTTCAGTTCCTGCTACAAAATCTGCAAACACTTCCATATCAGTAGTTCCTACGTCAGTTGCTTCAGTGTCTAAAGTACCATGTGTAGTTGCTAATGCTTTAACACTTACTAAACTAATGAATGCATTGTCATCTGTACTATCACCAATAGATACAGTTGCTGTTCCACTGTCGTTATTCACAGTTGTAACGTTTAAAATTACATCTACAATTTGTGAATTTGCTGGAACAATCGCTACACGTTGATTTAACGCGTCTGCTCCAATGATATCTAAAACAACAGATTGTGACATTACACAAGAACCAACGTTTTTTACGTTTGTTCCAATTGTTGTTCCAGTTGTATTGTTGATCGTTCCCGCTTTTATCGGTCCCGAAAATGTAGTTGTTGCCATAATTATAATCCTCCTAGATTATGTAGATCTAGTCTCTAGGCCGTCGACTATACGCGTCTAGATCTAATTAATAATTGTATAGTGATTAAAATATATATGAAATTTGAATAGAGTGCAAGAGATCCTACAGTAAAAGTACGATTTCAGCGATGTGACGTTTATCTAAGTTGCCACAGAAACTTGGGCAGCCGAACGTTCAATTGCATTTTCTCTATCTGCAATTTTAGATTCTTCCAGTTTGATCTCAGTAATAATACCTTTAATGGCATTATCAATTTCGACCATGTTGAGAGTATACTTTCCACTTTGCTCATACTCCAACTGCCACCTCAACTCCAAGGACCGTTTTTGTTTGTACAGGTCTTCGGTCATGATTAACCTCCTCATAGGTTATTCGACGGGTATCTCTAAACATTCCCGTTGATTCCCATTTTACACTCTTTTCTCCCAGTTTGTCAAGGATTCCTTGTTCAATAGATTCAGCGTTATCCTCCGCTAAAACTTCAAATTTAGCGTGATGATCGTAAGCCCAAATATTTACTAGGAATTTCCTCATTCTTCACCTTTATTTTAAGATTGTGGCGGAACGATGTCCCGCCACAAAATATTGAGTTTATTAGATGTCTGATCCGAAGATACCTCTAGGGTCAGAGAATCCGAAAACGTATCTCTCTCTAGCTTTGTATCTAACGTTACCAGTATCGAAGTCACCTTCCATTGAAGTTTTCAATGGTGCTCTTGTAAAGTGTTTCAATCCATTAGGAACATCAGTTTTAATGAACCATTTACTTGTGTCAGTTAAATAGTGATTAACTACATAACCTTCAGGTATTGCGCCCATGTTATTGATCGCATTGATGTCATTATCTGCTGTCTGAGTTCTTCCTTTAGATTTTAACAGTCTTTCCGCAGTAAATTGAAGCGCAGAAGGAATTACTAATTTCATTCCTCTAGCCGCAATTTTTAGACCTCTTTCATCAGTCATCGCAGCAATGTCGATCAATGCTTGCTCTAATGATGTTTCATTTAAATCAGCTGCTGTAGCCAATTCATTTGAAAAAGTCCCTGCTAAAGTTGGGTGGTCAGTAGCACAAAGCTCCTTACCGTCCCCACCTGCATAAGATGAACTAAACGCGTTATTTAAAACAGCCGCGCCTTTGACTTGTTTTGTATTAGCCATAGATCTTGCTAAAGCTTTTGTGTATCTGCTTGCAAGTCTATCATACAAGTTGTCCTCGATCGCTTCTTCAGTGATCGCGAACGCAAGTGCGATTGTTTCATTTGTATAACGAGCTGTGAAAGTTTCTTGCGCACTGTCGAAAGATACGCCTTGACCTTCAGGTTTAACTGTTGCATTTGCGAAACCAGATAACATTACTTCTTCTTCAAAAGCTCTGTCAGAGTTTTCTGTATCAAATATTTCAGCTGCTTCGTTTACATATTGTTTATACTCAAGTCCGAATAGTGCATTCAAACCTGGTTCTAGTTCTTTAACTAGCTGTGCTCTTGATATTGCCATGTTTTATATCCTATCCTTCCTTAGTATTTAACAGACATAATAGAGCCTGGTGCAAATCTAACGATAACGTTAGAGTTGATAGCTGTATTGTCTGAGTTTAAAGGGTCGTTAGCGATTCTCACTATTTGGAACGCGTATTGGCCCGCACCAGCCGCTGCTGAAGCGCCTGTTGCTAATTTAACTGTAGATTGACCACTCGTAAACGAGGTACTCAGGTCAGCCATATTATAAGTTAAATCGCCAGCCATCATTGCTACAGTTACTGCTGCAGCAGCTTTGACTACGTATTCTTGCATAGGATTATCATTAACAAAACCGACACCATCTGTTGAACCGGTATTATAGTCGGTACCGAATGCTTGACCAGACGCAACCGTATTCGCCCATGTTGGTTTACTTGTAGTGCTATCTACGTAGAAAGCTCCATTAAATACACCGTTCATAGGAAGAATGTTAGCTGTGTTGTTCGCCCATCCTGCTCCTCCTGTTATACCGTCGTCCATAGTGCCATTAGCTGCATCCTGTAAGTAACCAACACTGCCCGCGCCTTGTTTAGAAGCTGGGTCGTTTTGGTATAGTCCCTTACCAGGAGCTGTTTCGATCGGGTACTCAGATAAACCTTGAGTAGCTGGTGTGCTACCTAAAGTATAAGTTGATCTAAGACCAAATCCGCCTGTTTGGTTTGCCATGTTTGTCTCCTTTTGTGACCTGTCCTTGCGGACTTCCAGTCACGGTTGATATAAATCGTTGGTTAGGAATTGTTAAAAAATTAACTTTTCTTTGTACCACCGAAGGTTACACGAGTCTGCCTCTCTTGATTGATTGGCATACTTGGGTGCTGTTCCTTAAGAATATCGTGTTTAATTGCTTCTTCTTTAGCTTCGTTTTGCTTGTCAAAATATTCTTGACGAGCTTTCGCGATTTCTTCTGGTATCCTAGCCAGCACTAGGCCTCCTACTCCGATCATTCCTGCGTATTTGCCTTCCTTCATAACTGGATAATCTTCATCGGGATATTCATCTCCTCTTACGAGTTCGTATCCTGATCTTATCATTGCTGTCATATTCTTTGAATCATCAAAGCCCATGACTTCATGTCTTATCCATCTGTGTCTGAATCCAGCTGGCGCATTTGGTGCATCGAGAGATGAGGGTGGAGTCCATACTACTTTTTTAGCTGTTTTAGCTTTAGTTTGACTCGCACGTGAAGTTTTTTTATCGTCTGTTTGCATATGCTTATACTCCTTCCGTGATTTTTAATTGTTTTGCATAATCTTCTAGTGGCACACCTAATCTTTTAGCAATTGCTACCTGTGAGGGTGTGAGCTTAACAGTTTTTCTGCGTCCTGTATTAGCTGAACGTTTCGCTGAAGCTACATTCTGAGTAGGTTTTACTCTTTCTGTAGAAGTTCCATCTATCTTATCAAATTTATGGGGGAATTCAACTCTTATTCTTTTGTCAACTTCCACATAGTATTCATTAGATTTTGGATCAAAACCTTCTTCTTCTACGAGCTTTTTATGTATATCAAAAGCCGTATAAGTCATTGCAGAATCATTACCAAACCAAGCATTCTTGGTTGCCCAATCTTCTGCTCTAGGATCAGGAGCAATAGGTTGCCTGTATTGTTGAGGCGTAATATTAACATCCTTTGGTTTAGGTTTTGATTCATTAGCTATTTTTAAGGCATTTAGTCTTGCTGCATCCATTGTCAAATTTGCAATTTGTTCTTGGGCTGCAACCTGTCCGTCAACATTCTGAGATTCAATAGCAGTTTTTAAAGCTTGCTTGGCTCCCGCCATGCTATTCTTTACTCTGCCTTCAAATTCAGAAACATAAGACTTGTCTAATTTAGAAAATCTATTTTCTAAATCATCCTTATCTTTTTTTGCCGCTTGTGCGTAAGCCACAGCTTCTTCTCTTTGTCGCTCTGCTTCACGCATTTTACGAGTTAGTTTAGAGATACGTTTTTGAACGCCTTCACTATATTTTTCTAACTCTTCTTTCTTCTCTTCTTTTTTTTCTTCAACTTCTCCACCTTCTTTTTTTTCTTCGGGCTGTGCTACTTCTTCAACCTCTATTTTTTCTTCCTGGGGTGCTTCAGTTTTTTCTGGTTCACCTTTATCATCTAAATTAATTTCAGCACCTTCTTCTTCGCCGACATCAACAAGATCATGTTTTTTTTCTTCTTCGGGCATAGTTTCCTTCCTATGTTAAATATGATGAAGAACAGCTTCAGGATCTTTAATCGTTCCTAAAACTTCGTCATCGTTTAGTAGTCGCACTTCCCCACCTTCTATTGGTAATCTTGAACCCGCGTAGCGAGCAAAGATAACCCAATCTCCTTTTTTACACCAGGGTCCTGATGTAAACTTCTCTTCGGTATAGCACAATGGGCCCATTTTTAAAACGTAACCACAATTGGTAGCTATTCTTATTTTATCTAAAGTTTCTTGTGCCATTAGAATTCCGCCTTTAGTTTTATCTTTGGGTGTAAAAGGTAAAACTAAAATTCTCCAACCTGATGGTTCAGGTAATTGATCAACATTTGTTATGTTGTCTGGACTTAATGGATCTTTTTGATTTTTTTTTTCTTCTTGATATTTATCTAGTAATGCGGATTTATTTTTTGGCGTTTCCTTTAATGTCGACGATGTTTCCTCCGGTATCATGTTGCTCCTTAGCTTTTAGCAGGTTAGAGATTTCCTGTAATGTTAATTGTACAGCGTGTGCTTGTCCTAGTAAATACTTATATTTTTCGTGATTGTCAACCCCACTACCCGTTAACATCGCGTCGCCGATTGCTTGTAAATTTTCTTTAAGTCTTTTTTGTACTTTGTATATTAAACTTAGTTCATCCATTTATATTAATTGGACTCGTTATCTTTTAGCTATGCCACGACCTCTTTTAGCGATACCCATAGACTTGACATGTCCACCTTTTTTAAGTGCAATTCCTTTGCCTCTTTTAGCAATTCCGCCACCTCTAGCTGTAAGTTCACCTACAACTCTTTTTTGTTCGGCTCGTAAATTTTCTGCTCCTCTTCGAGTATGAGCTTTTTCAGCATCTACTCTGCCAAGTTCTTCTAGTCTATTCATTCTTCTTGTGTTTGCCATTTTTATCCTCTTTTTTTAGCCATCTTTTTAAAAGTTTTTGCTAAGTTATATCTTTTAGATCCGGGAGGACAAGTTTTGCTACCAAATTTTTTACCTGTGCAAACTCCTTTAGTTCCTCTTCGTTTAATAGATGCATCTACTTTTTGAATCCAGTCACCATCTTTAGCTCCAACACGACCGCCTTTAGCCATTGGATAACGGTCTTCACGACTCGCCATGATGTCTTTTTTATTCATTGCCGTAGAATTAAAAAATTGTGGCATGACTATCTATTAATCTGTCCAGATTTTTTAGCTGCGCTTCCAAATTTGCCATAAGATTCATCTCTACTAGCTTTTAACTGCGATGCAGTTCTTGGCTTTTTGATTCTCATTGCAATGGACTCGTCTTTACGATCTATGTATCCCTGCTTCTTAGCAGAACCCCCATCCGCTTTTTTAGCGTATGGAAATCTGACATTTGATCTTACTCCGTTTTGTCTCATATTTTTTTCCTCTTAAGTATAATACTTAGTTTTTTTTCGTCTGTCACTCATTACTTTACCACATCCCCTTGCAATTGCAACACGGACAGGTCCGCCTTTTTTATATTCTTTTTCCCATCTAACTGCTACTTCAGGGTGATTAGCATGTAGATATTTTCTTTGTTTTTCAGACTTAAAAGGCATTATTTTTTACCTTTACCATTCCTAAAAATTTGAGTGCCCTTTATGCCAAAAATGCTGGCGCAAACTAGGACCCAAAGTGAAGAAAACCATGTTGGAAGTGCCGCAAAATGTTCAAAGAAAATTTTAACCTTATTTAAGGCGTCCGGATTGTCACTGAACACCCCCCAGGCCAAAATAATTATGGGTGCTGAGAGAATCAGCAAAACGAATTCGTCTTTAAGATCTGTCTGTCGGGCCTCTAGTAATTTTCCCTGGTAAGACTCCTCACCACGAGCTTGTCGCTCGGCATGTAAAAGTTGTGCGTCAGACATAGCAACTTTTGCTCTTTGTCTGTTAGCATAAATCTTACCACCGGCTTGTAAAGCTATTTTTGCTAAACTGAACCACGCCATGTTAGAACCACTTGGCTTTAACTGGCTTTTTGTCGGCTCTCATACGTTTTGTACCACGTACAGTAACTGTTTGAGTTTCAGTAGGATTAGGAGCTTCCATTTTAATGCCCCCTGTTTGATATCCGTCTTTGCCAACACCTAATTCTTTAGTAATTTTAGGTGCATCAACATATCCTGATCCTCTTTGCCAATCTTTGCTCATAATTATCTCCTTGTGCTATTTATACTTACTTTTTTTTAAAATTTCTACCAAAATCGTGACGTTTACTTTGATCCGACATTTTTTGCTTTTCTAAAGATACGCCTGCACGT